GTAGGCGTATCTGTTGACTGGTCTGCAGCAGCTAAATTACTTAAAGTAAAATCGTTATTATTACCACTAAAGTCTTCACCTAAGTCTGAAGCATTACTAAAGTTTAAATAAAAGCCTTCGTCTCCAAAAGTAAGTCCACTTACATCTTTAGCTTTCCATATACCACTATTGTCATCATACTCACCAAATTCTGTAGGAGCTAGTTGTAAACCATCTATTGCTACAAATTCTGCTAGATAACCACTCATATCGTAATCACCATCACCAGCGTTATAACTACCTCCAAAAGGTGCTGTTCCTATTGTTAGATAGTTAGTAGTAAACCACCCACTAGCTTGGTCTTCTTGGTCTGGATAACTACCACCATCAAGGTCAATAGTTGTTGTCTGAACTCCATTGAAATATATTTTTACTCGGTTACTAGAAGATGATTGATTGGTATCTACTGCGACAACAACATGCAACCAAGCCGAAGGGTCACGATGTTTTGTAGTTACATCACGAACATCATGTCCGTCATCAAATCTGTATTGAAAGAAATCACTACTAAAAAACAGTCGACCATGTTGACCTTGACCTATTACATAACCAGTTCCACTTGCACTAGGATTACCTAGTGTTGACCTTTTAATCCAAAAACTAAAGGTATGTTTTCTTCTATTACCTGCTGTTGGACTAGCTCTGATAAGCCATTCGTTATTAGCAGTTTCTAGCTTTATAGAATTTTCAATATTATATCCTGTAGATACAGAACCTCTATTAGCTGTACGTTGTAAAGTTTCCATGTATTAACTTTGTGCCATGTTTTGACTTCTGCCAATTTCTTGCCAGACTGAGCCGTTGTATCTAAATGCATACACATCTGTTTTAGCATCTGTTGCTGTCATTACTGGAGTTGTGCTTGAAGCAAATTCAAATACTGTATTCCAAGCTAGTGTGTAAGGTCCTGAAGATGCATGTTGTGCTACTTCTATACTAATAATTGCTCCTGCAACTGGGTTACCCGGAGCTGATATAGTTGTGTTTTCTTCTAAGACTAGAGTAGCGTTAGCTTTTGCTGCTGCATCCCAAGCTGTAGTTCCATCTGCTAAAGCCACTTCTGTAATATTTGCTGATTTAGCTGCTGTTGCTATACCTGTTATTGCTAATGTACTATCTAATGTTGTAGCACCCGTAACATCAAAAGTTCCAGCGATGTCTATGTTGTCTGCTAATTCAGCTCCTGTAATAGAGTTGTCAGCATAATGAGCTGTATCTATTGAGCCATCAACATATTGGGCTGAGTCAACACTATTAGCTGCCATCTTAGCAACGGTTATTTGTGAGTTTGCTATATGAGCAGTGTCTATACTTCCGTCTACATATTGAGCACTATCAATACTGTTAGCACTCATGTGAGCCACATCAATACTAGCATCAACATAATGTTGTGAATCAATAGCATTATCAGCAATCATTGATTGAACAATCGCATCATTGCCTATAACTAGGTCAATCGTGTTATCAGCGTCTTGATAAGTTGCAGCAATACCTGTTTCTGTATTAGAACTAAACATAGCTCCAACTGTATCAGAAATAGTTTCTGCAAGAGAAGTACCGTTAACTGTTATAGCATCAGCTTCTAATGTTCCATCAATGTCTACGTTGCCACTTACATCTAAAGTAGCTGCGTCAAGCTCACCTGAAATTGTAAGGTTGCGAACACCTGTGTAATCTTTGTTAGAGTCTAGTATAACTGCTTTTGAAGCTACTGCTGTACCGACTGCTGTGCTACCTATGTCAAGAGCATTAAGCTCTCCAACTACTGCAGTAATACCATCTAAGGCATTGAGTTCTGCAGCAGTTGATGTAACTCCATCAAGTATATTTAATTCTGCAGCTGTGCTGGTAACTCCATCAAGAATGTTTAGTTCTGCAGCTGTACTAGTAACTCCATCAAGTATATTTAACTCAGCTGCTGTACTTGTAACACCATCAAGGATGTTTAACTCAGCTGCTGTACTTGTAACACCATCAAGGATGTTTAGCTCTGCAGGTGTCGAAGTAATTTGTGTATTACTTGCTGCAGCTAATACAGGAACTGTACCTGATACGTTAGGTAAAGTAATTGTTCTATCAGCCGTAGCATCTACAACAGTAAGTGTAGTTTCGTGTGCATCAGCTGTAGCACCTTCAAATATAACGGCATTGTTAGCACTCATAGTAACTGAGTCTACAGTACTAAGTGTACCACTAACAGAAATATTAGTAGCAGAAAGAGTTCCTGTACTTGGGTTGTATTTTAAATCACCGTCTGATTCTAAACCTAAGTTACCACCGTCTAAGTCTCCACCGGCTGTGAAGATAATTGCGTTGTTTTCGTTTGTGTTTTCGTTGTCTGTAATAGTAACGGCTGTAGCTACTGCAGCAGTTGTAGCATTGGCTACTGTAGTTCCTGCAATAACACTTGCCAAAGCTGTACCATTTACAGTAATTGCATCGGCTTCTAATGTACCATCAATATCAGCGTTACCACTAATGTCTAGGGTAGCAGCATCTAATTCTCCTGCTACTGTTACAACACCATCGGCTACAGTTATTAAATCTGTATCGTCTGCATGTCCAATAGTTGTACCGTTAATGACTACATCATCAACTCTAAGAGCTGTAAGTGTACCTAAACTTGTTACGTTAGGCTGGGCTGCATCAACAACAAAATCAATAGTACCATCAGAGTCTTGATAGGTTACTGTAATATTTGTTTCTGTGTTGGAAGTAGTCATGGCTCCAACAAGGTCTTGTATTTCTTCTGTTGTAGGTATTTCGGATACCAAAGCAAGAGTACCTGTTGTTACTGGTAGCGTAGCTGTAACATTACCTGAGTAAGTCCCATGAGCTGCAGCTTCTACTCTTGTATAATGAGCATTAGATGATTCACAGTAGAAGTCTACGTAAGACTTAGCTCCACCATTTTTAATTTTTATAGCACCTTGTGATATTAATACACCATTAGATGAACCACCACTAATTGCTAGTGTCCCTGCAATGTCTCCATTACCTGAGATATCAAGTGTAGCAGCGTCTAGTTCTCCAGAAATTGTTACGTTTCTACCACCAGTAATGTCAATGTTAGCATCAGCTATAAGAGCTTTACTAGCTATAACAGTTCCGTTGGTAATACCATCTATAAGATTAATATCTGCTGCAGAAGCTGTAACTCCGTCTAAGATGTTTAGCTCTGCTGTAGTGCTTGTGACTCCGTCTAAGAGGTTTATTTCAGCAGCTGTACTCGTGACACCATCTAAGATGTTAAGTTCAGCAGCGGTGCTTGTAACGCCATCTAGGATGTTTAACTCTGCTGCAGTGGATGTTACTCCGTCTAATATGTTTAGTTCTGCAGCTGTTGATGTTACATCAGTTCCAGCTAAATTTATAACATCTACATTGGCTGTGCCATCTATAAAAAGGTTTCTCCATTGTTGTGAAGCACTTCCTAAGTCAAATGTGTCGTCTGTGTTTGGTATAATAGAACTGTTAATGTCTGCACCAAAGACAACATTGTCAGTTGCAGCATCACCCATAGTCAATGTACCACCGTTAAAGGTTGTTGTACCTGTAACTGTTAGATTACCACCTATACCAACATTACCTGTTGTGGTAATTGTATCGGTGTAAGTATCTTTAAATCTTAAACTTGTTGTACCTAAGTCAACATCACTGTCTGTAACAGGTATGATAGCACCATCGGCTATGTATAACTGTTGTACAGGGTTGCTTGATACTTGTACATAAAACTCAATAAAGTTATTTGATGTATCTATTAATACTTTGTTATTGGGAGCAGTTTCTCCTGCGTCTCCAATTAATCCTATAACAGGACCTTCGGCTGCTGTACCATCGTGTTTGTGTCCACCTGTATTACTAAATGCATTGAGTGCTTGATTGAACTCGTTATTAAATAATGCTGCTGTTATGGTATCCCCATCAACAAACGAACTCTGTCTTATGTAACCTGCCATTTCCCTATCTCCTACCTGAAGGTATAAAATCTATATATAAACCATTTATTGTGTATGGTGCTTTTTTGTCTTCTGTTATAACTGTAAAGTTATTACTTGTTCCACTTCCTTGTACTGGTATTCTGACCATAGGTGCTGAAGTACCACCAAACACAGTTAAATTTAAAACTGCATCTCCAAAGATTGCAGGTGGATTAATTGTTCCAAAAGAAAAATTACTTGTAGGTTGAGGTACGTCTTGACTATTAAAATCGTATTTAATATTAAGCTCTGGAGTTACTACTCCTTCAGCTGCTACAGACACTCTAACATAATGTAAAGTTTTTAAAGTTCCTAAGTCCCCGTAATCGTAATCGGGAGTGGAATACCTAGCAAGTATATTAGACCCATTAAAGTCATTGCCTGAATCGTGCACAAGCACAAAGCCGTCAGTATCACCATGATAATATTCTTCAACACCATTTTCGTTAAATCCAGCCCCCAAGCTGGTTACTTCTATTCCACTTATTTCTGACCACTCAAACCCATTAGGTCTAAGCGTTCCTATAATTCCTTTTTGTTGTGAGTTTACAACAGTTATGTCTGTATAAAATAATCTATACTGAGACTTCTCTCTAATTACAGTACTTGAAATTACAAACCTATCTATGTTCTGTGCTAGGGTTGTAATAATTGGTTGTATAGCTTGGCTCACTGTTCCTAACTCAACATCTCCAATTCTCGCTGTACCAGCAACTGTTCTTAGTCCATCGGGTGCTAAGAAAATAAGGTCACCACCAATCTCTTGAATGCTGTAACCTGAAAGACAACCAATGTTTTTAGCCACTGGGACTACCACCGGTGTACCGTTTATATCTTGGAGTTTAAATATACTACTCCTACAAAATATAAAAAGTTCCTGACGGAAGCTTTTAATTCCTACTATCTGGTCTGACAAGGTTATTGAACCTGAACCAGTACCACTAAAATCTGTTGGGTCTAAAAGTTTACTGTAAAATACTGTACTTAAATTATCTTCTACCCCTGCTACAACTAAATGTTTATCGTGTAGTTCTGAATGTGTAACATGTTTAGTACCTGTTACAGTAACTTCACTACTAAAATATGTTCTGCTATTTACATTAGCACCTGTGCCTTCCATTCTAAAAGCATAAGGTTTGTTAGCCCCATCACATATAACAAGTAACCCGTAGTCAAAATCTGCCCCTTCAAACAAAGAAAAACTAATTTTACCTTGTCCTGTTCTTGTAAGAGTACTACGACCTGTAAAGGCTGTGTGATTATCTCCACTAGCATCTACAGAACTTCTACTAACATTTAACCAATTTATTCCATCTTGACTAAAAAATATCCCTGTACCTGCACAGGCTATAACACCATCAGCATAAGGAATAACACCATGAATAGTGTCAGCACTTCCTGTAGGTTTTACAGCATTTGTACTTCCTAATCTTTCATAACCATTTACACGTCTATAGCCACCCTCAATAGAGACTTCAAAGTTTCTGAGGTCTGTAGCTACTCCGGGGGTTTTAAGCAAATCAATTTGATTGGTTGCTTTAACTAAACCACCAGCACAGGCTACGGTATAGGGTTGTGATGTTGCCATAAATTAAAAGTATCTTCTATCGTCAGTCATTGTGCGAGGAGTTGGATTTATTAAATTAGACTTCATAGTCTTCATTGATTTTTTATAATCGTCCATTGCAAAAGCTGCTTGTTGTGCACTTTCTTTAAACTGCCAAACATAGTAACGTGCTTTAGCAGTTATAATATTTGTGTATTGTTCTGGAAAAACTACTGTGTCTCCATGTGCTGCAAGTTTAGTAGGTTTTTCAAATGCATAAAAATGTATGTTGTACACTTTATCAGGTATTGGACTTAATCCAAACTTTCTGCCATCTGGTGATTTGATAACTCTACAAGGCTCACCATAAGCCTGTGAATCTGCATCGTCTGCATTCTCACTGTCTCTGTAATATCTTTTCCAATCAGCTAAGTTTAAAAACTGTAATCCTCTTGAGACAAAGGGAGCTGTTTCACCACTAACATTAATGGTTGTTAAATAAAAATCATCCCAGTCTATCGAAGCGTAATCATCTTTGACACTTGAGCTACTTACTTTTAACTCGTACCATCGGGTACCAGCTACAGAAGCTACAGTCACGTTTCCATAGAAGGGGTCAGTTGCACCACTTTCACCGGCTGTGAAAAATGGTAACTGCGGTTCTTCATTTGCTATATCAAATATAGACTTGTTAATAGAATCTTTAACAAACTGCTGTAATCCTACAGCGTCTGTAAAGTTTGCAGAAGTAAGAGGAATCTCATTAAGTTCTCTTAATACTTCGTTAGTTAAATTTAAATATGTTGTTGCCATTATTTACCTTTAGCTTTTACTTGTGCTTTTTTACTTAAATCTTTTAAATGAAATAACTTTACACTAGTTTTAGTGTGTGCTTTATTTGTATGTAAAGTACCGTCAGCCATTTTATGAGAACTGCCTTTATGTTCGGTACCATCTTTTTTATAGTGTTTTACGCCTTTCATATTAGCAAGGTTTAGCTTTTGGCATATCACCAGATTTATATTCAGGTTGACCACCATTTTTATACATCATTCTGCCCATATTAGCTTTTGTTCTTGCAGCTTTTTGCATACCACCATCCATCATTGTTTCTCTTCTAGCTGAAGCATTACCATCTTTTTTCATCTTGCCACCATCTGTTTTTTTATTTCTTTTCATTCCGTACATATTTATCTCCTTTTTAAATTAGGTGGAGGAATCCTAAAACTCCTCCGGTTGGTATCAGTTAATACCGTAGACTTTATTACTAATCCGCTTGGGTTGTTGTAATTGCGTCTTGAACTTTACACTGCCCGTTAACATACCAGTTAGTGCCATCGCACCATACATGAACAAAATCTCCATGTAATGCTTTGTTAGCTACTAATGAAATAGTATCTGCGTCTTCAACAAACGCTACACTTCCTGCTGCATCTTCTGCTGAAGATATGCTACCTACAATAATATTAGCACTAGATGCTGTTACTATTGTATGTGTGCCTGTAGGAACTGTTCCGCCAACATAAAACCAAAACTCTAATCCCGCTGCCGGGAGAGGAAGAGTTGAGACTTTAGCTGCTGCTATGTTCATTATAAAACGAGTACCTGATTCTGCTGCTGTAATTACATTAGTTGCAACTACTACTTCAACGTCTGAAGGCTTTTGAATTTTCTCAGATAATACTCGAACATCAACTGTTCTTGCTGAGTTACGTCCAGTATCTCTTATATTTTCAATTGTCATATTATTTACCTCTGTAAAATTTATGCGTTAAAAAAAGTGGAGGAGCCCGAAGACTCCCCCGACCTTGACTAGTTAGTCAATACCGTAGAAAGCACCTACAATGGCTTCGTCTCTAAGTACTTTCGCACCATAGACATGAAGACCACGCACAATGTCACCAAACGATGTTGGGTCTCTCAACACTTCTGTTGAAAGGATTGTGTTAGCAGTTGCAGTAGA